CGCGGCGCCGGACGCGCTCCCCGAGCACAGCATCAAGATCGCCGCCCGCCTGCCCGCGGCCAAGAAGGGGACCTGATCCATGACCATCAACACCGGCGTTCCGAACAGCCTGCTCCGCCCGCAGACCTTCCACACGTTCACCCTGTTCCGCGCCGGCGGCGCGCTGACCAACGTGCCGCTCAAGATCGCCCTCATCGGCGCGCGCCGTACGGGCGTCGGCTCGGCCGTCAACGGGACAGTCTACGACCTGACCACGCTGGCGACCACCGAGATGGACGCCCTGTTCGGGCAGTCCTCCGAGCTCGCGCTCATGGGCCGCATGGCGGTCGCCTGCAGCAACCTGTTCGGTCAGGGGCCGCGGGTGGTTGCCGTCCCGATCGCGGAGAGCGCCGGCGTCGCCAACGTCAAGACGATCACGTGCGTCGGGACCGCCACCGTGGACGGCAACCAGATCTTCGATGTCGCCGGCCGGATCATCACGGTCGGCATCTCGCTCGGTGACGTCCAGAACACCATCGCCTCGAAGATCTCGGCGGCGATGAACACCCGGGCGTCCGATCTTCCGGTCCTGGTCACCGTCGCGACGAACGTGGTCACGCTGACCCACCCGACCAAGGGCGTCAACGGCACCGACATCCTGGTCACGGCGGTCCAGCAGGTCACCGGCTGCGTCGCCACGGTCGCCAACACCGTCGTGGGTACGACGGCGACCGACCACCAGCCGGCGCTCGATGCCCTGTCGGCCCTGCGGTACGACGGGATCGTGTTCGCGAACCACGCGAGCACGGACATGGTCGAGATCCTTGCCGACCGGGCCGTCCGGTGGGGCGCGGCGAGCAAGAACTGGGGGTTCTACTTCGTCGGGGAGCCGGGCACGATCGGCACCGCGACCGCGCTGGCGGCCACCGCGAACGATATGGCGGTCGTGGTGGCCTCGTTTGAGGGCTGCCGCAACACCGCCGGCGAGATCGCGACCGCGACCGCGATGCTGGTGTTCTCGCGCGAGCGGCCGAACGCCAGCTACGACGGAGCCAAGGTCCCGCTGGTGCCGCCGGCGGTGGCGACCATCTACACCGCGGGCGAGGTCGAGACCGCGCTGGCCGCCGGCCTGACGCCGTACACGGCCGTCCTGGACTCGACCGGTGCCGTGACCCAGAACCTCGCCAAGTGCGAGCGCATGGTCACGACGAAGACCACGACCTCGAGCCAGCCGGACGACAAGGCCCGGGACATCGCCATCCCGCGCACGATGGTCGCGGTCGCGATCCAGATCGACATCGGCGCCGCGCAGCGGTTCGGCGCCGACTCCAACCCCGACGGCGTCCGCCAGACCGACGACACCGACAACCAGATCCTGGATATGGTCGCCGCGATCCTGCGCGCCGAGGCTCAGGATCGTGTGCTCGATCCGAAGTTCATCGAGGCGGACATCTCCCAGAACGTGGTGGAGCACGACCAGACCACGCTGGGCCGCAGTAACGTGGCGCTGTTCTATCACCCGCTCGGCTCCCAGCATCAGATCGCCTGGCAGCACAACGTCACCGTCGGCCAGTAAGGAGCCCCCATGCTCAACTTCGTATCTCAGGCAAAGATCTTCATCGACGCCCCCGGGCCGCGTGGGGCGTCGAAGCAGCTCCTCACGGCCACCAAGCTCGACGTCAAGGACGAGGCGAGCCGCAAGGTCATCACCACGATCGGCGTCAACCGCGGCGCCGGCACGCGCAAGGAACAGGGCGGGTTCACGCTATCCCTGACCCTGGTCCGCGAGACCGGGCAGATCCCCGAGGTCGACTGGGACTTCTACAACGACACCGACAAGATCTTCACCATCACCACCCAGGACGAGAACAACGGCCGGCGCCAGGCGTACACGTGTCAGGTCTCGAAGACCGACACGACCAAGGACGACAAGGGCGTTCACGAGGACACCGTCGATCTCGTTGCAACGCAGCGGTTCTAGGCCATGGCGATCCTCGTGAACAAACAGGCCGCCGCGGCGGCAGCTCCCACGCTGCTCGCGCAGAAGCGCGCGCAGACGCCGCGCGGCGAGTACGTCGAGATGCCGATGTTCGGCCAGGTCTGGATCGAGCTCGCCGGCGAGATGGTCGTCGACGAGATCGAGGGTGCGGTCCACGCCGCGATGGCCAAGCTCAAGCTCGAGCCGAACGTCCTCAACGCGATGACGTACGAGAGCCGGCGGCTCGCGCTCACGCTGGCCTGGGCGGTGAGGCACCCCGACCCGGATAAGCGCGATGTCCGCGCCGGCACGCAGGACGAATGGATAGCGCTCGACATCGACCTGATCAGCGCGTGCGGCCTGGTCTACCAGGACGTGCGGGTTCGCCTGAGCCCGGTGCAGGCGCTCGCCGTGGACGCCGAGCGGTTCGAGCAGATCCGCCTCGCGCACGAAAAAAAAAATCCGATGCTGTTGAGGTCGTTCGGGCTCGGTGTGCTGTCGCTCTATCTTGCTTCTACGGACGCGCCGCCTGCGAGCTCACCTACGACGCCGTCCTCGAGTGGGGAATCGTAGCCGGCGAGCTGCCGACGGTCGAACAGAGCAAGGCCGGGGGCGCGGCGGCCCCGCCATCCGGCACGATCCGCTTCGTGAACAGCGCGCATGATCCGAGGGCCACATGAGCAACGCCAAAGCCGAGATCGAGATCGTCGCCAGCACGGCGAAGCTTCCGGCGGCGCTGCACGAGGCCGGCAAGATGATGCAGGGCTTCGCGCTAGGCGTGAGCCATGTGGTTGGCGCCGCCACTCGTCCGCTGCTCGACATCGGCAAGCGAGCCGCCGGCAACGTGCTCGGCAACCTGGCCACTCGCGGCCTGGATTTTTTTGTTGATCAAGCCAAGGGCGTTCTCGGCTTCGAGGAGGCCCTTGTTCGCTTCGGTATCGCCGCTCGCAAGACGCCCATGGAAATGCGCGAGATCGGCAACGCCGCGCGGAAGACGTCGACCGACATCGGCCTCGACGCGCTCGAGGTGCTCAACGCCGGCCGCGCCTACATCGACCTGGCGGGTGCGCAGAACTTCTCGATCGAGAAGATGAACATCCTCGCGCGCGCCGCGCAGGCCACGGGGTCCAAGACCGAAGACCTCGCCGGGATGATGTACCAGCTGACCACCTCGATGAAGGTGCCGGATAACGAGCTCGAGGACACGATGGGCGGACTGATCAACCAGGCCAAGGACGGCGCGATCGAGGCCAAGCAGATGGCCGCCGAGTTCGCCGGCATCCTGCCTCTGTTCAAGCGGTTCGGTATGATCGGCCGTGAGGGAACCATCCAGGCGGGCGCGATGTTCCAGGTCATGCGGGACGGCGCGAATAGCGCTGGTGAGGCCGGGACGATGCTGCAGCGCGTGTACGCCGGCATCCAGTCGTACGCGCCCCGCTTCGAGGCGCAGGGTGTGCAGATCTACGAGAAGTTCCGCGACAAGCTCGGCCGCAAGGTTCTGCTTCCGTTTCCGGTGATCTTCAAGAACATTGTCAACAGCGAGGCGATGAAGGATCCGGCACTGATCAAAAAGATGTTCGGCCGCACCGAGGGATGGCGCGGAATGCTCCTCGGAGACGAGGCATCGCGGGCCATGGATAAGCTCGATGCCAGCGGCAAGAACTGGGTCTCGCGCATGGCTCAGCTGGAGGAAGCCGGACGGGAGCTTGGCGTGATCCCAAGGGATGTCGCCACATTCGTGGAGTCCTCGTCGGGGAAGATCGCCACCGCCGTCGAGAAGATGAAGAACGCCGTTGCGGTCGCGTTCACGCCCGAGCGCGTGGCTGGGTTCGCCGCTCTCCTGACCCGGGCTGCCGGCGCGTTCATGGATGCGGCCAACTGGATCGACTCGCACGTTGGAGTTGATGGGGCGACGAGAAACAAGCAGCTAGAGGCCTCTGAATACGAGAAGGTAAAAAAGGAATTCGGTACGTCGCCCGAAGCGATCAGGGAGATGCAGAACTACAAGTCCGGTGACGACATGAGCCTTTACGATTTACGCAAGGTTGTCTATCGACTGAACATGGACAAGTACGGACTCACAGGCGGAGATCAGGCGCCGATCCAGCAGATCGTAAGAGATCTCGGGGAGCGCCTCGGTCGCGAGGCCGAGGCCAATGGGGTCAAGGGCTCGATCAGCGCCGGCATGCTGGTGCACCAGCAGGAATACGAGGAGGCGGGGCGCGCGTTCCTCAAGGGCATGGGGTGGAACGGCGCGGGACCGCTCGCCCAGAAGTCCGCATCCCAGGACGCGGCCGGCGCGATCCGGGATGCCCTCGCGCCATCGCTCGACAGGCTGACCCGGGTCCTCGAGGCCGGCAAGATCACCGAGCTCAAGCTCGGCGAGGGCGGGGCCACGGCGGTCGCCAAGACGGTTGACAACGCGTCCACGCACAGGCGGAAGTAGGCGGCGATGCCACTAGTCGACTTCCTCCAGGGCACCGCGACGCTGTCATCCGCCAGCTGGGGGAGGATTCGGCTGTTCTGCGAGAAGGTCACCACCGACGGAAGTCGGACCCAGGTGGTTCACGATCTCTCGTCCGGTGACGCGCATCCGGTGCAGGACCGCGGGCGGCGCGCTCGCCGGGTCCGGTGCAAACTGCAGTTCGACGACTTCCCGGGCGCCCCGGGCCCGCGCGAAGCCGCGGACGCCATGGAAGCCGCGGTGGCGAGCGGCGCCACCGCGATGTTCCAGCACCCCACGCTCGGCCGATTCGAGGCCAGCATCGGAGAGTTCATCTCCACCATCGACGAGCACAGTGTCATCTCCGCGGACGCCGAGTTCATCCAGGAGGACGCCGACCAGGCGGTCACGCCGACCGGGGCGGCCTCGAGCGGGACGTCCGGGGAAAGCTCGGTGTCCGCCGCGGCGACCTCGCTCGATACGGAGCTGTCGAACATGGGCAAGCTCAAGATGTCGGGGGCCACCCTGTCGTCGCTGCTGCCGCTGTCGAGCCCGACCAATCTCTCGTTCGGCTTCGACGCTTCGATCGCGATCACGGCTTCCGTGGATGTCTCCGTGGACGTCTCGGCGAGCATCGCGGTGTCGGCAGCCGCGTCGGTCGCAGCGAACGCGTCGGCAGCCGCGACCGCGACCGCATCGGCCACCGCGTCCGCGACCGTGTCCGCGACGGCTTCCGTCTCCGTCGATGCCTCGGCAGCGCTGTCGGCGGCGGCCACCGCGGATGCCTCGGCCGGTCTGTTCGCGGCCGTGTCGGTCGACGCCCGCGTCTCGGTGTCCGCCTGGGCGTCGGGCGCCGTCTCGACTCGCCAGATCCTGATCGACGCCTCCCGCATCTCCGACAACATCGCGACGATGATCGACCTCGGCGAGTTCGAGAGCGATCTGCAGCTGTGGCCGGCGTTCCGTACGGCGATCATGCTCGGCGATGCCGTGCGCAACGCCGCGATCGCCGCGACCTCCGAGACGCCGTCGACGTTCACGATGCGCGTGCTCTCTCCGGTCGCGCTCTTGCCGCTCGCCGCCCGGGTCTACGGCGGCGCCGACGCTCTCGATCGCACACGGCAGATCGAGGCGCTCAACGACATCGCCACGCCGGGATGGCTGGTGCCGGGCGACTACCTGCTGCCGACCCGGACGTCGGCTCAGCTGGCGTTCTGATGGGCAATTCGCACAAGATCCGTGTCGTCGTCAACGGCGCGCAGATCGACGGATGGACCGGCTACCACGTCGAGTCGAGCATGATCACGATGGCCGACGCGTTCGAGATGCGCCGTCCGTTCTCGGCGCAGGCGTGGAACCTCCTCCGCCGCGACTCGGACGTCACGATCGAGATCGACGGCACGCCGATCCTGCGAGGCTTCATCGGCCGCCGCAAGAAGTCGTCGAAGGCCGGTACGATGGAGATCTCCGGGCGCTGTCGTGCCGGTCGCCTG